CTGTTAAATCTTGTGCAAAGTTTCACGGCTAGTCACAAGGTAGAATCATTCTATCAATCTTTATCTGATAAATCAAACTACCAAGCCGTAAATATTTTCCGCAAGCGTACAGAATTACAAGCTTATAAAAACAGAACCAAAAGACAATGATACTAAGGAGATAGAATGAGGCATAAATACAAAATATACTCAAACGGCAAGCTATTTAAGCCAGAAACGAAAAAGGACATGGTGGTAATGAACCAGAAGGGCATTATGCTTGTATTCAATGGCGAGCAGTATTATCCGAGTATTGCGCCTCTTGAGCATAATCTTTATTTTTTAAATAAAGGCGAAAAGATAAATTATGATGTTTGTCTATTTTCAGGACTAAGCGATTCAAAAGGCGTAGAAATATACGAAGGCGATATTGTTTATCTGGCTGGTTATGGCGATTATGAGGCAGAATTTCCTTTTATTGAGCTTTATGAGGCAGGCGCTGAAAATGATATTGGCGAGATTAAAGGCAATATTTATTTAAAATGACAAATAAATTCACAGTACCGTGGAAGCGACAAGGTTGCACTAATCAAAAATACACCTTTGAGCTTAAAAATGACGGAATTGAGGATTATGTCGAATCTATTGTTGAATATGAAAAACGAGGCAAGAAGCAAAAAATGACAATGTATATCATATCGAAAAGCAAAGATTCGTTTGATAGCGCGGTTAAATGTTGTGGAACTGTTTTCACTGAATACCCAAAATTAGCCCAATAAGTGGCAAGGAGAAGAAATGAAAGAGAGAAACGGAAAACAGAGCATGAGCAACGAATCAGAGCTGAAAAAGCTAGAAAAAAGACTCCGTGGATGGTATCAAGAAAAAGAAGATAATAAAAACGGCATGGCTAAATATGCAGATCGGTGTATTAAAGTGCTTAACCATGATATTAGGGCTGGGAACGTATTAGGATAACCGCCCAACTACCAAAACCCGAGCCATTGTGCTATAATTTTTGGACTACTGAGGATTTAAAATTGAATATAAAAGAGCTACAAACCGAGAAAAAAGCGTTAGAAGAAAAAATAAAATCTTTGCTTAATGTATTCATGGTTAAGAAGCGACTTTATTATTTTGCCTAAATCAGGCCTTAATCCTTGTCAAAACCCTGACGATCACCTTGAATGCAAGGCTCATATTAATATCATGGTTGATGTTTAAAATAATTGTCTTAGACTAGACGACAGCAAGTAAGCAATCACTTAAAAATCAATAGGTTAAAAAATGGATAATTTCCCAACAAGCGAACAAATACTATTCAAAGCAATGGATAACAAACTAATAATGGTAGATGCCACAGTAATTCACAACTCAGGCATCAACATCGAAAAAGCAATACCTACCGATTTTCAGCCTAATATTTCAGAAGCTCGGCTGGATGAGGTTTATTTGGCGGGGGTGATGTAATGAAACGTAGAAACTTCCTAAAACTATTCGCTAGTATTCCAGTGATTGGAGTAGTGGCTAATAATTCTATAGAGCCTAAAAAACATAGTCTCGATGGGTTTGTAGTCAATAAAGCTGAGAGCATAGATAAGACATCTCTATCAATCAGCGATCTTGAGGACTTATGCAATCCTAGACCTGTGTGTCACGGAGATATAGCTGTTAGAGTAACGTCAAGCAATAACGATCATGTGATGTACTTTATTGCCAAAGAACCATAAAAACACAACATCAAAAATAATGTATAATAAACCGCTAAACTACTGAGAAACCCATGAGCGATAAATTCATAAAACTAACTAGAACAGATGGCGCAATATTAAACACTAGAATATCTGCCATTCGATCCGTTCACGATGTTACTAAATCAAATACCTATCCAGCAGATAACCCATGTGAGGTCGTAATTGGCAATATGCCATACATGATTACAGAAACAGCTGAATATGTGCTTGAGCAAATTGAGGCTGATAAATGAGTGATACGCAAGACCAAGGCGGTAGACCATCAATATATACTCCTGATCTTTTAGATGAGGCGAGAGCGTACCTATCTAACTGGAATGAAGGGGGGAAAGTTATACCCAGCCATGTTGATCTTGCACTGTGTTTAAAAATCAGTAGATCAACACTTTATGAGTGGGGAGCTAGCGACGATAAAAAGGAGTTTTCGGACATATTAGAAGAAATTAGCCAATTGCAAGAGAGTGAGCTGATGAATAACGGACTATCTGGATTGTTTAATGCTAACATTACAAAACTTGTATTAGGCAAGCACGGGTATAAAGATACATCGGAAGTAACCAATAAAGGCGCTATCCCTGTAGACGTAATAAAACAAGAGTACGTCAAGCCTAAGTGAGTGAAGCACTAATACAAAGCCCTTACTGGTCAAAAGAAGTATTTGAGCCAGTTTATATAAATCTTAAAAATAACAAGGTCTACGATAAAGAATACCCTCAATTCAATGGCGTAGGTCGGGCAGGTGAATTATGCCAACACGCTGGCAAATTATACGAATGCACTAACGACTGTAATACATTCAGTGATGATAATGTAATTTACCTCGCTGATAGAGTTCGCTATAGAGTATGTAAAGGAGGTCGCGGATCAAGCAAAAGTTGGGAGATAGCAAGACAGTTAATTCTAAAAGCTGTTAAAGAGCCTCTAACAATCCTATGCACTCGTGAATTACAGAAAAGCATAAAAGATTCAGTGCATCGCTTGCTTGTTAGTCAAATAGAACTAATGGGGTTACAGGCGCATTTCACATGGAATAAAACCATGCTTAGCTCTAACATTGGCGCTGAGTTCCTATTCTACGGATTGAGATTTAATTCAGACGAAATAAAATCTACCGAAGGCGTAGATATTTGCTGGCTTGAAGAGGCTCAAAAAACCTCACAAACTGGACTAGAAGATTTAATCCCTACAATAAGAAAGCCTAACTCTGAAATATGGGTATCGTACAACCCAAAGAATGAAGACGATGCAATAAATACTATGTTTGTTGCAGACGGTAGAGATAACGCAATAGTACGCCATGTCAATTATGATGAAAATCCTTGGTTTCCTGATGTTCTAAGAACCGAAATGACCCAGATGCGCGACACGAACTACAAGCTTTATGAGCGCGTATGGGAAGGCAAAATAGTAGAGCTTGGTAATGGCGATTACTTCCCATCTGATAAAGTGCATATCATACCCAATGCGCCTGATTTATTAAGACGATGCAGGGCGTGGGATTTGGCGGCAACAGAGCCTAGTGACAATAACCCCGATCCAGATTATACTGCTGGTGTTAAGATGGGAATTACATCTGATGGTAAAGTTATCGTACTTGATGTTAAAATGGAGCAGTTTAACGCTAATGCCGTTAGAAATTTAATCCGCAAGACTGCCGAAGATGATGGTAAAGACTTGCAGATTAGAATACCGCAAGACCCAGCGCAAGCAGGTAAAGAGCAAGCAGAATCATACAAGCGTATGTTATCTGGCTTTAAAGTTAAAACCGAGCGAGTAACAGGCGACAAAGAAACGCGATCAGAGCCTCTATCTGCTGAATGGCAGGCTGGCAATGTTTACTTAGTTAAAGCAGACTGGAATGAGCCGTATAAAAAGTTTATGAACGCATTCCCAACTAAAGGCATACATGATGATGTTTGTGATGCTTCTAATGACGCTCACAATGAAACCACCGCAGGAAGCAATTACAACCTAAACAACTTATGAAAAATAATCTAATGGATGGCTTAAGAAGCCTAATCGGAAACCTCGGAAATCCTAGCAGGGATAAATCAGCGGCAACCTTATTTGTAAATGACATTATTCCCGACGATCAATTAACGTCTGCTTATTCGAGCAATTGGATAGCGCGTAAAATTATTGATATTCCAGTTAATGACTCATTGCGTAAATGGCGTACTTGGAACTCTGATAATGTAAAGCTTATTGTCAAAGAAGAAAAGCGACTAGGCGTACAAGTTAAAATAATGGAGGCTAGAAAGAAAGCCAGATTATTAGGTGGCGCGGCTATTTACATCGGCACAGATCAAAAGTCTAGCGAACCATTAGATTTAAACAAAATTAAAAAAGACGGTTTAAAATATCTGACCGTTTTTACACGCAAAGAACTTATAGCGGGTGAATTAGAACAAGACCCTGCAAGCCAATATTACGGCAAGCCCAAAGATTATCAAATTTCAAATTCAACACAAGCGGTTACTATTCATCCGTCAAGGCTAGTAATATTTATCGGCAATCCTAAAGCCGATATTTGGGAGAGCGATGCGGTTAATAATGGTTGGGGCGATTCTGTACTTCAATCGACTTATGATGCCGTTAAAAATGCTAACTCAGTCCCTGCTAATGTTGCCTCGTTGGTTTTTGAATCTAACGTAGATGTAATTAAAATACCTAACTTCATGGCTGGCATGGGTGATGCTAGTTTTGAAAAGAAGGTGCTTGATAGATTTACGCTTGCATCTGCTGGCAAAGGAATAAATGGAACGCTAGTAATTGATGCAGAAGAGGATTATCAAAGAAAAACGGTATCATTCGCGCAACTGCCAGAAATTATGCAGATGATGTTGCAGATAGCCGC